AAAAGTTCGTCAATCGCCTGCTGACCGGTCGTCAGATTTCGGTTTCCCAAATCCGCACCATGGGTTTCTCGAACCCACATGACGCTGTCTACAAGGCACGCAACGCAGGTCACCTGATCGCAACCGTTTTCGACCAGACCCGCTCCGGTACCGTGACCAAGTATCAACTGGTCGCCTAATCCACTCTGGGGACTTCGGTCCCTAGAGTCATCAAGTGAGAAGTTTATTTTCACTTGATGGCGTTCACATTTATAATGGAGTATCAATGGAAGAAAATGACCCAAAACTCGGTAGGAAGTTCGACGGTGGTAAGGCTGAATATGGCTTGCTCCCACTTGATGCACTTCACCAAACTGTTCTAGTCCTAACGGCTGGAGCCAAGAAGTATGCGCGTGATAATTGGAAATATGTCACCGATGGTGAACGAAGATATTTCGACGCTGCACAACGGCACCTCTGGGCTTGGAAGTCGGGTGAAGAAAACGACCCTGAAACTGGGTTGCCGCACTTGGCACATGCGCTATGCTGTATCATGTTCCTAAATGATATCACCCGAGGAGCAGAAGATCATCACCTGGGTCTATCCGACACTGTAACCATCACAACAACTGAAAGCAAGAAATGAAAATCTCCAAAGAAACTATCGCCGTCCTCAAGACGCTATCCGCTGTTAACGGTAATCTGTTGATCAAGCCTGGTAACAAGCTGTCGAGTATCTCCCCACAGAAAAATGTCATGGCTGAAATCACTGTTGCCGAAGACTTCCCCAAAGAATATGGCATCTATGACCTGAGTGAATTCCTCGGTGTCCTGTCGGTATTCGGCGACCCTGAATTGGAATTCAAGTCGAACTTCGCAAAGATCAGCGAAGGTGCCAGCCATATCAAATACTTCTCGGCTGAAACTTCTGTGTTGGTAGTCCCAACCAAGGAACTGAAGTTTCCAGAGGCTGAGATTAACTTCACACTTCCAGCCGCGACCCTATCTATGGCAATCCGTACCGCTGGTGTCCTGCGTAGTTCTGACGTTACTATCGAAGGCAACGGCAAGCAGATTTTCCTGGTAGTCGCTGACCTGAAAAACGCGGCAGCTAACAGCTTCAATATTGCTGTCGGTGAAACTGACAAGACGTTCAAGGCTAACCTCAAGGTCGAAAACTTGAAGATGATGCCAGGTGAGTATGAAGTATCGCTGACAAGCAAGAAGATCAGCCGTTTCAAGAACACAGCACAAGACGCACTGTTCTACGTTGCACTGGAAGCTTCTTCTAAGATGTAAATCGGGCTAACTATACATTATGATTGACTTGAATACTTTGGTTTGGGCGGAATACTACCGTCCAAAAACCGTGTCTGAATGCATCCTACCGGAAGCGACAAAGAAGATGGTCGTCGATGCATTAGCCATCGGTAATATTCCACACTTCGTTTTCGCTGGTAAGGCTGGTACAGGTAAGACAAGTCTTGCTCGTGCTATTGCCAATGAAGTTGATGGGGACCTGTTGTACATCAACTGTTCGCTAGAACGTTCTATCGACGTTATCCGCTCGCGCGTGGTGTCGTTCAGTAGCACGGTATCCTTCTCAGGGAATGTGAAGATTATTCTCCTTGATGAAATTGAAGGTATGTCTCAGGATGCGCTAAATTCATTGAAGGGTCTATACGAAGAGTTCCCATCTGTTCGGTATATCGCCACGACTAACCACCTCGGAAAGGTCATTGAACCTATCCGTAGCCGAAGCGTGGTTGTTGACTTCAAAATCAACGCGAACGAAAAGGCAAAGCTGGCGACTCAGATGTTGAAGCGCGTCATTGGTATCCTGAAGGAACGTGATGTCAAATTTGAGATTCCTACCGTAGCAGCGATCGTCAATAAATACTTCCCAGACTTCCGGCGTACTTTGAATGAAGTCCAACAGCATTCTTCCGGTGGCAGCATCGACCCGAATGTTCAACTGGATAACAAGGCATCTTATAAAGAACTGGCACAGGCTATGTTTGACAAGGACTTCAAGGCTATGCGTAAGTGGGTCGGTGAAAATTCTGACGTCGAACCAGCCTTCTTGTTCAAGGAACTATACGATAACATCTTTGAATACTTCGAAGCTCCATCAACGCCGACTGCAACTATCCTTCTAGCTGATTATCAGTTCAAGGGTGCACATAGCGTAGACCAACAAATCAACACATCAGCCTTCCTGACCGAATTGGTCGCGAGTTGTACTATGAAAGCCCCATGATGGAATATATCCTCGCCCTTGCCGCATTAATCGTCGGTCTTGTTGTCGGATACTGGAGGGGTTTCAATAATGGTCTTGGGAAGAACATTATGTTCGAGATGGCTCAATTCCCATTGAACGTGACTGTCCACACTAAGGACGATATCATGTATGCATATAACATGATCACAGAAGGCTTCATCGGTCAGTCCGAGTCTATGGATGGTTTGATTGAAGTTATTCGTTCTAAACACCCGGAACAGACTATCGTGTTCAGCCATGAATCTTCCACTGTCAACAAATGAATTTCTTCGACATATCCACCAACCTCTGTTCATCTCGAGAGAATATCTTCGATGAGGAAGTAGAAGATGCTTACCTGCCGTTCATGATCAACCGTGGTATGAGCCAACATGAGGATTGTATTATGCAAGCCTCGGCAATGAATACCCGCTCCAATCTGACTAAAGAACAGCAATACAACTTCTACCATGTGGCTATCCAGCCAAAGAAGAAGCGCTTCAGTAAGTGGGCAAAGCCTGAGAAGGATAAGCACGTGACAGTCATATCCGACTTCTTCAAGTGCAATCTGCAATTGGCAGAACAATATATGAAGTTTCTAACTTCAGAGCAGCTGCAAGAAATGGAAAGTAGCATGTCCAAAGGTGGTCGCACTAGATGAACTAAATAATTCCTGACACATATAATGAGAATAAGAATATGGATACAGGAAACGTTTCACTACCCGATGACCTTTACAACTGGTCATCAGATTCCCTTCTAACGATCATCTTACCTGACCCAGATTCATTTCTGAAAATCCGAGAGACACTCACTAGAATTGGAGTTGCTAGTAAGCAGGATAATGTACTCTGGCAAAGCGTCCATATCCTTCATAAGCAGGGGAATTATACCCTCATGCATTTCAAGGAAATGTTCCTAATCGACGGTAAGACCGCCGACCTAACAGTTGAGGATGTTCGTCGTAGAAATACGATCGGTCTCCTGCTTCAGCAGTGGGGTCTATGTAAGATAGACTCAGATGATCCACTTATCACCACGACATTGGACAATATCAAAATTGTTCCGTTCCGTGAGAAATCAAAGTGGTCACTGCAAACTAAATACACTATGAGGTCACTCAGGGCCTAAAGAATCTCCGGGGTTTTCCCGGGATCATGGACCACACGGTTCATGTAATTTGTTGAAACGCCGAAAGGGTTTCATTTTGTGCCGAAAGGGCAAAGGAGAAAATTATGGAAAACAACCTCAATCATGTATATCGCGGTACCATCGGTATGGAAAAAATGCTGCGTAATCTGATCGGAACCACCGAAGCGGTGTACCATCCAAACGATGGGTTCCCGTTCTACAACATCATCAAACTTTCCGAGCATGAGTATGAGCTAACCCTCGCCTTGGCTGGGTATTCTGAAGATGATATTGAAATCACACTAGAAGGCAACGAGCTGACGGTATCTTCAAAAGGTATGCCGGTTCCAGCTGGGATTGAAGAGTATATCCATCGTGGATTCACTTCTAAGGCCTTCACCAGGAAATTCACCCTCGGTACTGATGTAGAAGTGGTAGAAACAACTTCGAACTATGGCTTGCTGAGCATTCATCTGGTACACAAAGTACCCGAAAGTGCGAAGAAGAAAGTCATTCGCGTCGGTGAACGCCGCGACACTAGGACCCAACTGAACGGGTAATCTTAAATAAGAGGTCTCCGGACCTCTTTTCTATTTGGCTATCTATGATAAAATCTGTTAAGTTGTTTCCACTAATCTTTAGGGAAGAGTGGTGTTTTAGATTGTCTGTATCAGTAGACGGGTATTCACCGAACAGTCAAAATATAATGATCTTCGGTTTCAAGATGACAGATTCTACCGTTTTTGAAATTCGATACTTCAAGACAGTAGAGATGGCTTCGGCTTGGGTTGATTACGTTTGCTCCGGCACATTGGGATAGTTTATTTTACATCTGGTCAGAACCGGTGTATAATGAAGGTTACTTTTGGAGAATACATCATGGCGTTTTTCGCACTAGACATTGAAACATTAGGTGTTGAAAGCACCTCAGTCATACTCACCGTCGGCGCTGTCTATTCAGACGGCGAAGCACCGTTCACCTATAAGAAATTTATCAATGAGTCGATCTTCATTAAGTTCGACTATCGCGATCAGGTTGATAATTATGGTCGAACAACCGACCGTTCAACCATGGATTGGTGGAAGCAGCAGTCCAAGGAAGCTCGCGATACCAACCTAGCACCTTCTGCGAATGACGTCTCTACTATCACAGGTATTCAACGACTCCGTGAATGGTTCAGTTCCAAACCGGATGCTAAGAAATTGAACGTGTGGCAGCGCGGCACACTTGATCAGACTTGCCTCGATTCTCTATTTCGCGCAGCTGGTGTTGACCCACTGACAAACTATGGGCGTTGGCGTGATATCCGTACAGCATTGGAATGTTACTATCCTTCCGCTGTCAATGGGTATGTTGAGGTCGACTTAGAACTCGTCAAAGACTTCGACCCGAAGAAAGTTATCACTCACCACGCGGCTCATGATTGTGCGCGTGACCTATGCATGCTAGTTGGAGGAAAACTTTGAAATTCTATACGAACGTTGAAATCTACGGTAACACAGTTCTTGTACGTGAAGTGGTGGACGGGGTCCGTTCACTTCGCAAAGATAAGTGGAAACCTTCGGTCTTCCTGAAAGATCCAACGGGCGCAGGCGAGTACCGTACATTGTACGGTGAACCAGCTACAAAGATAAATCCTGGATCAATCCGTGATGTACGTGACTTCATCAAGCAATATGAAGGGACAGACGGATTTGATGTATATGGTCAGTTGAATTACGCTCTGCAGTACATGGGCGACTATCAGGTGACAGGTTGGAACTACAAGTCTATCCGGTGCTTTTCGTTGGACATTGAAACTGCGAAACCACCTGAAGGTGGGTTCCCACACCCGGAAGAAGCAAAGGGTGAAGTTCTACTGATCACAGTCCAAGACGTACATACCAAGAAATGTTTCACCTTTGGTAGCAAGCCGATCGGTCCGCAGACGTACACGAATTATATGTATTGCAAGGATGAAGCTACTCTACTGAAAATGTTCCTTCAGTTCTGGGAGCAGTCCATACCTGATATCATTACTGGTTGGCACGTTGATGGGTTCGATGTTC